TGGGCGTGCAAGGGCTGCTATCTCTGTTACAGATGCAGGTGGAGAAGGCAGCTTAAGTTATAACAACACCACTGGCGTCATCACTTATACGGGTCCCTCTGGAAGTGATATTCGTTCTTACTTTAGTGTTGCTGCTGGTTCAGGTTTAACCTATAACAGCTCTACAGGGGAATTTGGGACAAGCAGTATTCCCAATAGTCAGCTCCAGAACTCAAGTATTACAGTTGGATCTACTTCAATTGCACTAGGTAGTTCTGCAACAACAATTGCAGGTTTACTATCTTTAACTTCCGATGCTATTCATATCTTAGCCAGCGGTACAGCAAATGGTATTACTTTAAATTCTTCTGGGATTATCTTTGAAGGCAGCACGGCAGATGCAAATGAAACAACATTGACAGTAGCAAATCCTACAGTAGACCGTGTAATTACACTTCCTGATGAAACAGGAACCTTAGCTACGCAAGATTTTGCTACTGCAATAGCAATTGCGTTAGGATAGCATTATGTCAACACAAGTACAATTCAGACGAGGAACATCAAGTGAAACGGCAACTTTCACTGGTGCCGTAGGAGAAGTTACGGTTGATACAACACAGAATATTTGTGTTGTTCACAATGGTTCTACCGCTGGGGGCTTCCCATTATTACGGGAAGACGGAACCAACATGCGGTTGTCACCTGGCAACCTTTCAAGTTGTGCCTTAAAGTTTGCCAATGATCCGAACACAGGCCTGTTAAGCGCAGGTCCGGATCAGATTTCTATCGTAACTGGCGGTGTTGCACGCGTTACAATAGATTCATCAGGTACCGCGTTATTCAGTGGAAACGTGTCAATTGCTGGCAGCCTAGTTGTTGCTGGTTCATTTACTAACGTTGACAACATTCCTCTTATTGTTGCTTTAGGCTGACATGGCAAATACGTTTAAAAACGATACCAAATCCAGTCTGGTTACAACAGCACTTCCAGATGCCAGTGCAGTTGTTGTAACCTCTGGCTCCACAGCAACACTTGTTATTCTCAGTATTCTTGTTTCCAACAAAACTGGAACTAGCGCTAACGTTGATGTATATTTAGACCGTAATACAGGCGATGATGTTTACTTAATTCGTAATGCACCTGTGCCCGCTGGATCATCATTAGAATTGGTAAACGGCAATAAAGTTATTCTGCAACCTGCTGATAAAATCCAAGCACGATCTGATACGGCTACCAGTCTTGATGTCACTGTTAGTTATCTTGAGCAGACTCCATAACCATGGGATTGACAGTTAACAACCAGGCCAAGAGTTTAACTGAAGAGCTTGGTAAACTGAAAGAAGAACTTGAAACTAAGCTAGAAGAAATTGATCAGCAGTTAAAGCTGTTAAAAGATACAGTCTTTTATGCAGAGCTGCTAGATGATGCTCCTACCACGTGGGAGGGAGTACGAGAAAAGCGTAATATGCTTCTTCGGAAAAGCGACTGGACCATGATTACAGGGGTCACCGTTCCGCAACGAGAGTGGTCTTTGTATCGCCAGATCCTGCGTGATATTCCTCAGACCTATAAGGATTTAGATCCAGAATTAATTCAGTGGCCAGTTGAACCAAGCAGTGAAGGTCCTAATACAACTCCAGTAGAATAACAATTATTGATCAAGAAAAACTGTGCCGTACATTGGTAATGACTTACAGGTAGCATTCCCTACCTATAAAAACATTGACGATATCAGTGGATCGTTCAATAGTGTAACTACAAGTTTTCCGTTACGAGTTAACGGCACAGCTCCAGTACCTCTGCCTATTAATTCGCAACAGTGTTTGATCTCTGTTGGTGGTGTTGTACAGCGTCCTGATGACAGTGGTACAGAAGGTTTCCGTTTAAGTGGTGGCAATATTATTTTTGCATCTGCTCCGACTACTGGTGCAGACTTTTTTGGCGTTATTCTTGCTGGTGCAGATTACGTCAATGTAGGTGCAAGCTTCCCTAATGGCAGTGCTGCAGCACCTTCTATTACTTTTGATAGTGATCCTGATACTGGTATTTATAATACTGCAGCTAATGAGATTGGATTTACAACAGGTGGAAGTTTAAAGTTTAGTATCAGCAGTGCAGGTCAACTTTTAAATAACGCAGGAACTGCTGGTTCTCCTTCTTATACTTTTACGGGTGATTCCAATACAGGTATTTATTCTCCAGGTGTAGACCAACTGGCTTTGTCTACAGGTGGAACTGGACGGTTGTTTGTTAATGCAAGCGGGTTTGTAGGCATTAACACAATAAGTCCACTGGATGATGTTCATATTGCTTCAACAACGCCGGGTCTTTTATTTGATGAGACTGATGCTGGGACTGACGAAAAAAG